AGTTGGTGACCGACTGTCTGAACTAGCTGGTAAGCAACTAGAGAGCCTAGTAAACTCATTGAATATTGAGGTTAAGAAAAGAACGTCTAGTAAATCAGAGTTTGACGCTAAGAAGTGTAAAAAGTCTAAGGTTGATGATAAACAACGTGGACTTGTTAGGCGCTTCCTCAATAATAACAACTGGGTTACAGAAGACTTCTACAATATTCGAGATAAAGTTCTCACTGAATAATAAAAACGGAGACTACTTATATGGCATGGTCTTACAATGCAGCAGATTTGAATACCACAACGGCTGCTGGTCGTATCAATACGGTGCGACTTTTAGTAGGTGACACTGATACAAATGACCAACAGGTTCAGAATGAAGAGATTACTTTCTCTTTATCTGAGAATGGGGATAACGTGTACTACTCTGGGGCTTGGATTGCCCGTGCCATTTCTTCTAAATACTCACGAAAAGTAACTACGCAGTTAAGTGGCGCTCTAAGTGCTGACTACTCAGACCTAGCTAAACAATATAGAGTGTTAGCAGATAGCTTAGAGTATCAAGGCAAGACTTCAGGTGCATCGGTGGGTATTTTAGCTGGAGGATTAACTAAGTCTAAGGTTACTTCTGTAAGACAAAACACTGATAGGATAGAAGGCTCTTTTCGTAGGGATAGGTTTAAGAACCCACCAAGCTACCAAACACCTGAATACGAATAGGGGGTAAGATATGTCATTTCGCCCCTTTGATCTGCTTGGACTTGTTAAAGACTTTGGTGAGAGCCTTACTTTACGCAAGGTTACTACTAGTGGGACCTACAACCCAGCTACAGGCGCAGTAAATAATTCAGCTACAACTGACTACACTATCACAGGTTACCTATACGATTACAACGTAGGTGTTCCCTCTGGTAATGATGAGGTTGTACGTGGAACTCGTAAGTGTGTCATATCAGCATTGGGCTTAGGTGCTGTTCCTGACTTTGATGACCTTATACTTGGAAGTGGTGACGCTGTGAAGATTACTTCCGTAGTGTCAATTTTCTCTGGTGGTACTGCAATGGGTTATATTTGTAATGTGGGGGAATAACCCATGAAACAAAGAATTAAAGTCAACCCTTCTCTGTTTAAAAGAATAGATAAACTTGAGGAGGTGGTAGAAGAGGTTTTAGAGGCTGAATTAATATCTATCGCTAATTCCGCTGTAGCCCTTTCTCCTGTAGACACTGGTGCATACGTTACCTCATTCTCATTTTCCACTGGCGCTGGAAGACCAAGAGGTAAATCATCTAACAATAGACCTAAAAGACAAAACCCTCAAGCTATGAAACAAGAGGGTTTACTAAACTTAGTCTCAGATATAAACAAGTTAGACCTCCTTAATACTACCAGTGTTACTCTTAGAAATGGATCACCTCACGCGACAGATGTTGAGGATGGTACACACTGGAAACGTACAGCAGGGTATAAGGTTTTCGCAAAGATAAGGAATATCTATGGCTAGTATTCATAACAATATTCGAGCCTCTCTTGAGAGCCACTTGTCTAACACAGCAAACCTACCTTCAATAGCCTATGAGAACGTATCCTTTGAGCCTACAACAGGCACTAGCTTCCTTAAGGTACAATACCTACCAACGGTCACTAGACCCGCTGTAAGGGGCTTAAATCCACAGTTAAGGTATCAAGGTATCTTTGCTGTAACAGTCTTCGCCCCAGAAGGTAAAGGCCCAGCTACGGCAGATGACTACACTAATAAAGTGATAGACGCTTTCGCAGCAACAACTGACATCTCATTCACTAATGCAGATGGAACAATCAAAGTGTCTATTGACTACGCTGAGAGACAGCAAGGTATTATAGATAGTCCTTGGTACTTCGTTCCGATTAATATCGGCTGGTACATTTACAAATAACTTCCCAATAGGAGAAACAATATGGCCTTTGCACAGGGTTCACGCTCCAGTCTGTCGTTTATCGTAGAAAGCACTTTCGGTACGACACCATCTGGCAACTTCCTCAATTTACCATTCACTACCAACTCTATGAACTTAACTAAAGATCGTGTAGCTGGTAACGATATTCAAGCTGACCGTATGCCACGGGTTGATCGTCACGGTAACCGTCAGGTTGGAGGTGATATAGCCTCTGATCTACGTGATGCTGACTTTGACGTATTCCTTGAATCAGCCATGCTTTCTACTTGGTCAAATAACGTACTTAAAGTTGGTACGACACCCAAGTTCTTCTCACTGCAAGATTACGCTGCTGATATTGACATTGCACGTAGGTTTACTGGATGTTCAGTATCTACAATGGGTATCTCTTTAGCTCCAAACCAGATGGTAACAACTACCTTTGGTGTTGTGGGTAAAGACATGAACCCTACTATAACTGCTGGTGCTTTCATCTCTGGAGACTCCTACACTATTGTAACCGTTGGGACTACAGACTTTACAGCTATCGGATCTGCTGATAACAATGTAGGGACAACCTTTACTGCCTCTGGTGTTGGTTCAGGCACAGGTACTGCATCTGTAGGGTTTGCAGTTCAACGTGCTGAGACTGCATCTTCTGCTGCTGCCCCCTTTGACTCTTACTCAGGTACACTGAAGCTAGGGAACACTGGTGGATCACTTACAGAAGCTGCTATCATAACTAGCATAGACCTAACTCTTAACAATAGCTTCTCACCTACCTTTGTTGTAGGTAGCTCTTCAGCACCATCACTAGAATATGGTCGTGCAGAAGTTGAGGGAACTATTACAGCTTACTTCCAAGATGTAGCTTTAATTAATCGTTTCATTAACGAAGTAGATACTGCACTAGAGGTTGTTGTAGGAGATGTTTCAGGTAATACTCTGACATTCCTATTCCCTAAGATCAAAGTTAACAGTGCAGACGTTGGTGTTGATGGACCAGAGAGCCGTATGGTTACTATGGCATTTGTTGCTCTTCGTGACTCTTCAACACAGACTAACTTCCAAATAACAAGATCAGCCTAACAACAGAACACCTTAGCTGAGGTAGTGGAGGCCCCTGAGTCGGGTCGGGGGTCTTCACGCTAATCAATCCCGACACAACTTCCCCCCGAAAGGAACATACAATGGACTTAAAAGACCTGACACCTAATTTAGATGATCTTGTTGTGGAGATAAAGCATCCCTCAACAGGGGATAACTTGCTTAATGATGATGGTACAAATATGACAATTATTGTTCTTGCACCTCACTCAAAGGAATACAAGAAAGTTCAGCACGAACAGATTAACAAGAGACTTAGAAAAGCACAAAAGAATAAGACACAAGATATTGATTACTCTGATATTGAAGAATCTACTATTGATCTATTATCTAAGGTAACTAAGTCTTGGAGTGTAACTTTTGATAAAGAGATGCCAAAACTCTCTGTTGCTAAAGCTAAAGAGGTTTACACTGATGTTTTTTGGCTACGTGATCAAATAGAGGAGGTAGTAGGGTCCTCTATGGATTTTACGAGGAGTTAGCATCTGGCCTAGTTGAGTGGGCTAAACATAGCTTTAAGCTAAATAAGCCTACAGACTCAGGTGCTACAGAGCGTGAACATTTAGAACAAGTAGAAAGGCAAACTGGACGTAAGATTGAAGAACTGGAACCCCCGACAGATTTTCCTGAACTTCTATCCCACGTTTGGTTTGCCTTTATTGCTTTAAGCAACAGCAGAACGTCAGGTATGTCTGGACCTAATGCTCTTACCTATTCAGACATAAAGGCATGGAAAGATTTGACTAATACGCCTGTTTCTGCCCGTGAGGTGGAGGTAATTAAAAGGCTTGATGTCGCTTATTTGGGGGTAGCTAATGGCTGACTTAAAACTCACGGCTGATGTCTCTGAAGTCGTAAAGGCAAGAAGAGAAATAAAAAAGTGGTCGAGAGAGACTAAAGATTCCCTTGATGTTGTAAACTCCCGTATGAAAATTATGGGAGCTACATCTACTGTTGCTTTTAAGAAGTTAGGTGATAACGCTGCATTTGCAGGTAAAAAAGTTAACCGGATGGGTATGCGACTACAACAAGTCGGTTATCAGGTTGGTGACTTTGCTGTACAGCTACAAGGTGGAACAAACGCTGCTGTAGCTCTAGGTCAACAGGGTTCTCAGTTACTTGGTATCTTTGGACCAGCGGGTGCTTTGATAGGTGCTGGACTTGCTATTGGTACAGCTTTTGCTGCACCTCTTTTAGACGCGACTAAGAAAGCTGAAGATTTACACGCTGAACTTAAGTCTATGTTAGAGACTATTTCGTCAGAGTCTACATCAACAGCCAGTCTTATGGAGATGTCTTTTACTGGACCCCTAGAGCAAGTTAGAAAAGACTTAATACTCACAAAGTCTCTGTTTAAAGAGCTAAATCAAGAAGCTAAAGATCAAGCCTTTGCTACAAGTATTATGCCCGTACTTGAGGGCATTGGGAAGATACTTGATGAGTCTAAGAGCGCTCAAACTCAGACAAAGGGTATGATTTTACCTTCGCTTGTACTTGGACCAGAAGAAATAGCTACCTTACAAGAGGCAGATAAGGTTACTGCAAGTCTTATGGAGAAACTTGCTAATGCTGGTAAGGGTCCAGCAGAAGATTTAGGTAAAACTATTAGGAGTGTTTTCCTTGAGTTAGAGAAAACAAATAACCTAACTCCAGATTTGATAAAGGCGTTTCAAGAGCTAGAGAATGAAACTGGCTTAATGCTGCAAACTGAAAAAGAGTTAGAGGCAGCAAATAAAAAGAGGCTTGAACAACTAAAGAAGATAACTGAGAACGAAAAACAAGCCAGAGCATTTGCTGAGGAAACCATAAAGATAGAGGCTGCGAGACTAAAAGTAGAGAAGACTAGGGCTGATGCTTTATCTGCTGCTAATCTTAAGATCAATAACACCCTTGAATTACTGAGAATAGAGAAAGAACTTGGTAAGGATAGCCTTCACTACCTAAAAGAAAAACAACGTCAGGATATG